CGCGTCTCACAGACGAGTCTAGATGACGTTCATCCTGAGAGGGGAGAATACCCCTCTTTAGGAAAAACTTCGTTAGTGCTGAATGGCCTGTCAACTTGTCACTCCTGCGGGAAGAGGAAGCTATTATAGTACGAATTTCGTATCTATGCATAGTCTTATTCCATCGACCGACAGATTGAGTACCAAGAAAACTGGTCCATCCAATACCTGGACTTGTGTCTAGTGTGTGGGGAATATCCCCATAAACCGACTGAACATAATTTCTTATATTCTGTGCGGTTCTCCAGAAACCTCTCACATAAAAGTGATTGGCCATGGATACGTAAGACTCAAGCTCACTAGCTTGTCTGCTATTACTAGGTGCCAAACTACGGATGTATGTAGGTGTTACATCTACACCATCATAGTAGTCACCGCCACAAGACTCCCGGAATTTACCATTCCAGTAGGACTTGTTTGCATTCACCTTCATTCCGAAGAACTCGAGTGCGCTAGTAATAGTATCCACCTCATATGTGGGAGCGATGATATCGTCCCCATATATGTAGATACCAGTAGAAACATTCATTATGTTTCGCCTGGTGGGTTGGAGACTATACTTTTCCAAAAGAGAAGCAATGATAATCGTAAAGAATGTCATCGCCTCGATTGGAAAACATAGTGCAGAGCCCATAGATGCAAACTTATGGAGAGATAGTATCTCTCCGTTCGGTAGCATCGCGCGCGAGGAGCGACATGCCATAACGGCATCCCTGAAATCAGGGACGCCAGACAGCATGTCAAAAACTAAACGACAGGAAACCCTGTCGCTAGCTTCCGAAAGATCGATAGTCGCAAGACTGCCATCTTCCGATCCTCTTTTTGCAAGAGTCTTATGAAGTGACTGATCCGTAAAACGGATAGCACCATTAAGAATCTTAGATTGTTCCAAAGTAGGAACAAGTTGCTCTAAGATAGCTTGTTGTGTATATTGCATACAAACAGGCTCGATTGCAATTATGCGTGGGCCTTTTAAGGTCTTAGGAACAGTTATAACCCTAACAGGTTGTTCTGAACTTGGATCCTTAAAAGTATGATCGCTAGCAGTATGTAAATTGCTGCTACCAAGTATGACCAAATTATTGGAGCTAGCCGCAGAAAGCGGTTCAGCATACCCATAATAAGGAAATACGCGATCTAGTCTCCGATGCCAGACGCGATTACGGTATTTTCCGTTTCCGGAAATACGTTCCGCGGTGGCACCGGGTCCGTGTTTTGGGGTCCATTCTGCTCTATCTCGAGAGAGTCGAGCGAGAACCGGAATCCATAACACCCTTGCAGTGTTAATAAAATTAACATAGCTAGAGTGAGCACGGCTAGGCTTACGCCTAGAGACTTCTGCTTCTGTTTGAGCATACTTAGAGATTGCGCCGTTAATTCGATTATCGGTGCAATCGACACGAAGTTTCTTATAAGCAAGACAAATTTGTCTAATGCAGATAATAGCTTCGTAATCAGCGTGTTCATACAGTTCTCCTGTGTGTTTATCAAACACACGGTCGACCAAACCTTGCAGAAATGCAGGGAGCAGTCGGGACTTTCCTCTCTTCCGAATCTTTTGGAAGCCTGGAAAATCCTCAGGACCGATACAGCCTTTATCCATAGCCAATATGAATTGGTCATGGAAAGCTGGGAGGGTTATCGTTAAGAATGATAGCCCCTCGTGTTTGACCCGCTGCCTTACGTAGCGTAAGTCAGCGGTGGTGGTAGTGGAACATCTGATATTCACGTCAGTGAATATCGACTCTAATAGCCACATTAGGCTTTTCATCTTTTCCTCCTTAGAGGTAAAAGAATCCATAGCCATGTGTTACGTCTAGGAGCGAATATTAGTTCACACCTAGATATGCTGACCTAGACACACTATTAGTGTCTAGTAACCACAAAAGAATCCTAACTTAGGATTCGCCCAGGAGCAAAGAATTGACAAGAGTTTCGTCAATCTCAGCTACCATGCCTTCAACTTCGTCGAATACTTCGGCGTCGGTAAAGCCAGATTTTGGCTTATCGATAACGAGGTAAACGGACATCCCTGCTTCCACATTGTTGGAAGTAAAAGGATCCGTCGCAATCTTAGATGTATCAAGACGATACAAATGACGGCGGCGGCTAGCGCTCTCGCTGTGCGAGATCTTGAGCTCACGCTCAACATCTGACGCATCAACGTTAGCGTAGGTTGAAGAATTCTTTTCCCGCGAAACAGCGGCAAAAGAGAGGGCAACTGCATTAATTGTAATGCTTTGTGGATCAGCTAACATGGCATGACTCCTTAGAGGGTTGAAAAAACAATCCACTATTGTGAATTGCCTGGCTACTTATCTTCATGAAGCCCGTAAAAGGCCGAGTGCAGATAAGATGGACCACTGACGTAGATTCAAATCCGCGTTAGTGATCCCAAAACCATAGGGGTGTGCGGCGACTCGCTGCTTAACAGACTGTTTGTATGTTAAGACAGAAGTCCCTGGTATATCAATGAGAGCATTAGATGTCCTCAAAGTTATATCAAGTACATTCTCACGTATGCGCTGATGCTCATACATGAGGTACCCGTATTCCATGATTAGGTTTTCCGCTGCGTTCGCAGAGATATTGTCGAGAACATCGCCAATATTTCCGAACCAGTCGACTAACCAAGACCATGGAAGAATATCCCATAACAACTTAGGAGTTGGATTTAATCCAAAAAGAGCAGTTCTGGCTCGACGCGTCCAAGCGCTGGTACCTATATCAGGTATCCAGTACTTAAACTGACCGGCGAACCAAACCCGATCTATGGAATATTCCATTGTCCTAAGATGAGGTTGGGATCGATACAGAGTTGTAGGTAACGCTGGATAAGCATTAGCATAGCTTGATCCATCGTATATCTCCGTCTCTGTATTGAATGACCGGAGTTGTCCCTTTCTGCGAATCGACCGTCCATTGTCGCGTCTCAATTGATTGAGATGCTTCTCAAGCTGATTAAACAGCTTGTACATTGAGCGTAGATCCGATAGAAGAGGGAGCCACCCAAATTGAGCATTGATATGCGCAGAAGCACCTAGCGTAGCTAGATTCTTCGTGCGTAACATCAGTAGTCGGGGAGTATCACGCAATTCTGCGAGGAACTGACCGACAGATGCTTGTGGGCGACCAGGCTTGAATTTAGAAACAGCCTCTGCTCCGAAGTCGTTGACGTCGAACGGTAAATCTGAATCTGATAAAAGAGGCAAAGCCTCGCTTTCAGAATAAGAAGGATCGTTCGGCAGAAAACGAATATCGTATGAATAGATACCTTTTGAACCCACGTAGTGATGTGGAATAAAACCCACAACACTACTTGAACGTGAGTCAAAAGGATCTCCTTCTCGATAACCATCTTTAGATCGTTGATGTACAACATCAACAGTTCTTTGCTGGCCATTCAGAAGGGAGGGCGGCGATTGTGGGTATTGGTTAGAACCAATAGCCCAATGTCCTAATGAACTTGGAATAAGGTCATTAGTAATCGTTCGCTCTCTGATACGAGTCATTATTCACTCCTAAGGTTGTGCAGCACCAGTGCTGCAAGTTTGGAGAGTTTCACTCCATAGTGAAGGGCTAATCAC